TAACATCATCCTTCATCAGATTCCTCTTCAGGCGGTGCTTCTTCAGATGTTTCTTGAGATGTTTCTTCAGTCACTCCCTCAATTTCCTCGCGAGTCGAAAAAAGCTCATCTAAGGCTTTGCCGATGGACTCTTGATCACTGCCAATTTTATTATACCAAATACTGAAAACCCTAATAAGAGTCTCGAAAGAACGATCAAATATTTCCTTGACCTTTGCGAAATTTACATCGTCTTCGTCATCTTCTAAATCTTCGGCAAGTTCTAAATAAAAATTCCTTTTATCTTTGTAAACTTCACCTTCAAATATAGGAAAAACCTCTGTCTTATCGCCTATCTCCTCCTCGTAAAAAGAAAAATTAAATACAAACCATTCTATTAATTTTTGTTCGGCCTTTGCGTCGGCAGTTTGGTTGAATTGCTCCCTAATTGAGCTTTCATAGTCATGAACAATTTTGGTTGTTTGTGCAAATTTAGCTTTGGCATCCTTTAATTTTTTTTCCTGCTCTTCATTTAGCGTCTTTGAACCTTCGTAAAACTCTATTGTTCTTGATGCTTCAAGGTTTTCTAAAAGAACTGCTTGCATTTGCTCCTCACTGCTTTTTGAGTGCATTCCGCCGATATCGCCCATTTTTTTACTGAGCATAGCGCGAGTTAAAAAACCTGCGTTTATATACTCATTGAATTTTTGCCCATAGAAAAACTCCGCGTTTTCAACATCCGAAGCGTTAGGGCGTTGCACAATGATCTTCTTTTTTATATTTTTTTTGACCTTGCGGGTGCTTTCCACAGGGCCATTTTTTGTCTTGCGCGTATACGGAACTTTTTCTTCGATCTGTCTTTCGATATCAAATGAATATAATTTCTTCATCTACATTATTATATTATATAATAACATAAAATCCAATAAAAATCACGCTTGGTTTCCAGAAGCAAAGACATTAATAGTGGAATTGCCGTGTTTTTCGAATTGTAATTGATTCACCCTTCTAGGCAACGCTCCAACACTGGTCTTTAGATCATTGGCGACCAACACCCCATCAAAGTAGTATTTAAACCCTGTATGCGTCCAATCATAATGGACGGACATACTAAATGGAACTCCACTCTGGTATCCTCCAAAAAAGTTGCCACTCTGATCAAATAGGTAACCCTCTTTTCCAGAGAATTGCATTAAATTGTGCGGACTAGCCCCTGCGCCAGTTTCCATTAAAGAAAACTCAAAACCACTAAGAGGTGTATCCACTAATATTGCTATATCGAAGATTGAATCTTCTAATTCAGGTAAACTGCCACTAACTTTCATATTAATATTGTATAGGGAAGGTATAGGAAAAATCCATAGTCGCATTACCATCTATTGATAACGATTCACTCACAGACTCCAAGGAGCAACCGCTGGTCACAAAATCCATCCTTGAAACCCCAGCCTCATCCTGCAAATCTATCTTTATAGTTCCTTTTTCCAATACAAGGTTTGACATGTTAATGCCCGTCACTTGATTTTTTACTACAGAAAAGCTTAAACTACCATTCGCTGGTAGTACAGGATATCTAAATGCTGGTATTCTGGAGCCAACTCTAGTTTTAGGCTCCCTGCCGACACTTGCAGAAAGTGTGAATGCTTGAATATTTAAAGATGCGGAACTCATAGCCTCAGTCTCTAGTCCAGCAGGAGTGGTGATTGCAATTTTGCTTGGCTCAAATATAGGCAACGTATCTAATGTTTCGTGAGGAAAGTCGTCGTCACTTGTCAAAGCGTCTGTGTTAAAAGTAACTGTATCTGCGTCATAATTAGTTGTAGCACTTACAACCTCTCCCACTGCACCTTGCAGATCATAAGAAACAGGGTAAGCTCCTGTTATAAGAGTTTCTCCCGCATTATCCTTAGCCATGAATTTGTAACTTTCGGTGGAGAGTAGTCTCCGTGCTTGGTCTTGGAGGGCGTAAAATGGATAGCCGTCTGTAGCAGACGGGTAAAAGCCACTTACGCCCGTGCTAACCAAGTGGGTTAGTTCTACACTGGTTGTTTGATTTGAATTTAAAATTCTATCCGTTATGTAATACTCGCCTAATGATTGAAGATCAGTCACATCCTTGGAAGTGCTGATAGTCAAAGATTGAAGCAGCGGCAACCTATGGGTTTCGATGCCAAAAATATTGTTTACAAAAAGCTGAGAATCGCTTGAATGGACTCTAGTGACAGCCATATTATTTAATTATAAAAACCAGAATTTCCTGTATAATAAGCGCCAGAATATCCTGTAGCTTCACTATATGCTACACTTCCACAGCATCCAGTGCATTGGCAATATCCCGTGGGTTGCGGAAGCTCAATTTGAGAAACGGCTTTCTCGATGCCCTCTTGAATCTTTTTTGGTATATTCGCTTTATGCATAGCGACTGAAACAAAGAACTCGGTTGTGCGAGTAACGTTAAGTTCATTAACAGCATGATTTACTGCGCTTGCAATGTCAAGTCCAGAAACCGCATCATTCACCATTCTTGGGACACTTGAAATCATTGCGCCAGAAACCGCATCGTTCACTACGCCTGAGATATCAATTCCAGACACAGCGTTATCGGCGCTGTGTTGAACTATTTGCCTAAAATCATTTAAGAACGAATCATACATATATAAAATTACACAAAAAAGCCCCACATTTCTGTGGGGCTTGAATGTTTTGTAATAGATGGTTGCTGATTACATCAATGGCCCATTATTATTCTTTGTATAAACATGTGAGGGATCGTTGATATCGTCAATAACAGAGAAGGCTGATGGCTTACTTAAGGCAAACAGTCCCGACATGAATAAACCATCGGTAGTGGATTTAGCTCCTCCGATTTGGGCAGAGAATGTCAAATCTACAGATTCGTTATCATCCAGACCCAAAGAGAAGTTCTGAGAGTCAAGAACAGCGTTCTGGAGAATCCACCTCTGGGTATCTGTACCTAGTTGGTCAGTGATGTTCACGGTAATATTTGTTTTATTTTCGTCTGCCGTTCCTGTAAGAATCAAATCAAGCGCACCATCATTGAACTGCTTGAGGAGAGCACTAACGGAGACCGTTACATCAATTGGGAAGGCAAGAGGCCGTGCAACCGCACGTTCTGAACCAAGAGCCTCGATAGTATCGCGTGATAGCGGAGCTTCGATTGAAACACTTTGGGCGTTGATATCCTTAAAGTTAGTTCCTCCAACATCGAAGTCACCTACTGAAAATGTAACCTCTACATCATCAGGACGCAAGACCAGCATTTGCATGTCTCCCGTGCTTGGTAGGTCAAGCCTGAATTCGCCAGTATCAACTCTAGCTCCCTGCTTATTAATCGCTGGATTCGTAAAGCCTGAGCTATTTCCTGTATAAAAGACAAGGTTATCGGCCTCTCCCTCAATGTCAACACGCGGAATTTCTCCGACAGCAAAGTTGGCTGTATAACTTGTCATAAAGCAGTTTCCAAAACCAACAACATCATGGAACGTTCTGGTTCCTGAGAAAGTAGTGGAATCAAAAGCATCTTGACCTTCTTTTACTGTAAGAACATAAAGGTTTTTCTCCTTTTTAGCGGCGTCTTCCGTTTGCATTCCAGAAAGAAACTGGCTGTCTGCTCCACCATCTGCGTCAAGACCTTCGATATTAAAACCTAGCCTAGCCTCGTTTTCTCCATTGGCTAAATAATAACCCAGTGAAAAAGTCGGACTAACTTCCGACATGGTGATAGTTCCGATTCGCGCTAATTGCCCAAATTCTCTAATATCCGTTCTTGCTCCCGCCAGATCGACATCAAAGGAAAATGTATCAACTCGATGCAGTTGATCAGGACTATAACCTGAATATGCCGCCCCTGATCCTACGGAGCTAAGAATCCCTGTAGGAGAAACGTAGACGGCCTTACTTTGTGAAATAATTCGTGTTCTTGAAGCCATGTTCTATAAAAATGTATAAAAATTGTTTACACATCTTTACACAAAATCACAATCTAGGGAAACGGTAAGTTGATAAATCAAAGTCCATGAAGGATATAGAGATGTTTTTATTTAGTTTTTCTCTTAATTCTTCAGAGACGACCTTGGATACTGTCACTTTTTCAATATGGGATGTTCTAGGGTCAGATTGAGCATCTATAAGAACACTGTAGTCGTAAGGAAAATCCTTGATCGAAAAAGAAAATCCGTAAGGGAAATCTCCATAACCTATATGAGTAATATCTTCTCTGGCGGTATCCCTAAACAAAGACAGAACAGAATCTAATATGTAATTATCAAAGGAGAGCAGCATTACCCTTATGCGGGATTGAGTGTTTTCTTCTCCCCCAAAAGCAAATTCATCATTATCGGATGAGGCAATAGACATAAAGCAAGCGGGGAGAAAGTAGATTTCTTCATCCAACTCTGTTGTTTGCTGATACTGATAAGGTGAGCTACCGTCTTTAAAATCTGATTGTAAAATCATCTGCAAATCACTATCATTGGCAATATAGGTGTTTACCTCTTTTACCGTGGAATTCGCGGTCAAGGTCAGGGAAGTCCCCGAGCCAGAAGGAAAAATCAACCGACCATTATTGTAGTCGGTATAAACCCCACCGTTTTCATCGTAATTTCCTGTTACAAAGCCACCGTTTTGAAAGAATCCCGAGTTTGCCTGACTGACATTATGATCTGGAACCAATTGCCTAAATTTACCTTGGTAGCCCACATGAGAACTAGGTATATCAGGGAAATCCACATATTGAAAAGCATTATCCATATTAATGGAGTAAGCTTCCGCCTTATCTCCTAATAAGCGGTTCTCAAACCATAAATAAAAACTGGATAATAAATCCTGATCAAACTGTGATTTCATCTATAAATTCTTTAAAGTCTTTTTGAAGTTTTCAAGTAATCTAGACACATAAGGAGTCCTCTTGAGAGTTACACTAGAAATCGGGCTTTTGGTCTGTATGCCTGTTCTTGATCTTGACGAAGAAAACCCTGCGGAACTATAAAGATAACTACCTAAGTTACTCATGCCTTTTTCAACTCCGTCTACCCAACTTTGCCCTGCCGCCCAAGGCAGTGGTGTTAACTTGTAAATTTCCTCCAAAGAAGGAATAAAGAAAACAATAGTGTATTTGCCCGATGCATTTCTTCTCTTGACTCTGAATTTTATTTTTTCACCAAAAATCATTTTAATAACCTCAGTTGGATTATCGCCTGAATCAAAACCAATAAATGAGAACAGATTGCCGTATCCCCCAAGCGTTCCGCTTGAATTAGTGGCTCTTGGCCCCCCATCAATTTCAATTGTGATTGGGTGAATCCTGAATTTTTTAACTAAATTATCCTGCTTTTTTTCAAGCTTGGGTTCGATTACACCCCTTAGCTTTTGGCTCATTGCTCTGGCATTCTTCACATGCACCTCTTTGAGAAGCTGCTTTTGATTAACCGTTACCTTGAACGGCGTCATCGAAATGAAGGCTTTTTTAGCCATTAGTTTTCCCTCTTCAGATAAATAGAATAAAACTGAGCATCAAAAGGCCCGACAACTTTGGGGTCTCCATCCACCACATACAAATTATCATCCACCTCTATTCTGGAACAGATTTTGATTTTTTCATATGCAGCCGACTTAACTTTAATCCTTACCTTGCCCTCAGAAGCCACAAGGTTCATTTGCCCTTTTCCATCGAGAATATCTTCTTTTTGCCTATTTTCATAATATACTCTCGCAGAATATGTATATTTCGTTAAACTTATATTTGATGAGATTTGAGACGTATTTTTGGTGCGGCCATACAGGGGGTTAAAGTTTGCCTCTGCTGGAATACTTGATGCCTCTTCCACAAAAACATAAATGTCTCTAGCGAAGGTATCATGAACATCGCTTAACGCAGATTGCACATCTGATTTTTCTGAAGCTGTAAGAAGCGATGCCATTTAAGTCGAAACCCCCGAAAGACTCGTTGTGCCGTCGTCGCCAGCAACTTGAAGTGGTGATGATTTTTGATAATTATATTGGAAAAGTAAGTCCTTTAGCCTTTGTCTAGCCTGATACTCAAGATCGTTATAGGTCTTGGAGACAGAATTTTTATTCTGCCGTTGAATGGTTGTATCGCCCTCTTTGATGGTAGTCCAATCTACAGAGTCTGTATAAGTAAAGGTTCTTAGTGATTCTCTAGCAGACTTTTGATAATAATGAATCTCATACAATGTAGAAAAGATATTCTCCTCTACTGGCATTAACCCGCTCCCAGAAGCTATCTCAATAGCGCCAGTGTCATTGATGGTAAACTCTTCATGGCATAAGCCATTTAACTCGCCAATATTAGTCTCAAGCCACCCTGAGACATAGCCAGTGTTATAAGTCCCCGTATCATTCGGGAAATCGTAAGTTATGATTTTTTCAGCTAATTTCCCAAGATCGTTCATAAGTTAAATGTCTCCAAATAACTTTACAGCAGAATCGTAATCTGGGGAACTTGGATCAATAACGGGTTTTGCTTGACCCTGCACACTGACATTGTGTTGCTTTACAAAAATGTCAAAAGATTTTTGCAAATCTTTCCTTAATAGCTTGGCGTGTTTGGCTGGCGTAACTCCCACCCTCACTGCCAAATCAGTCAATTCTGAAACCGATGCATTCTCCAACTTGTCAGCAAAAACCTCTCTACTTAGAGTCTCGTAAGGATTGCATTGTGGGATGCCTAGAAGCTCCTCTAACTCTCTTGTTTCATCAATAGCAGTCTTCTTAGCTGCACGGGCCTTGCCGTCCGTCACATCAAATTCTTCAAGTGATTCTTTGTCCATGATATATTGTAATAAAAAACTAAAAAAAATCAACAAAAAGAGTCACCCCCTTACGAGGGTGACTCTTGTGATATTTAACTCAAGCTGGTTGATTAGCTATATTCAACTGCTAAACCGCAAAGAGCGTTGTCGTCGATGCAGATACGACCCTCTTCAACCTTGGCGTAGTAACCAATCTTGTTCTGACGAACAGAGAATTGGTCATCAACCATGATTGAGAGATCACCAGTGCTGCCCTCATCGAGAACAACAGGGCGAATAAGCGCATCCTTAGTCCGATCAACGCCGATCATGATTTCATCGTCGTCAGCCGCAAAGTTAGAAACAGGACTGCTATTATTGGAGTTAACCGTAGCAAAAATCTTGTTAAAACGTTGACTCTTGCCCAACTCGTTAAGTTCCATGATGTTGATTCCATAGAACTGAGGCAGTCCAGCCGCATTGAAAAGGCTATTGCGAAGCTCGTCTGGAGCTTGCAAGCTATCCTTCAACGCAGAGCCATAAGGAGCCTCAACGGTGTTGATTGGGTTATAAGCCATAGCGCGAAGCTGCTGGGTCATTTCTGGAGAAACCATAAGGTCGGTAATACCAGCCTTGGGGCCACCCACAGGAGTTCCGCCAGCCCATGAAGAGTTAATCCTCTTACTAAGAGTGATCAACCTGTTAAGGTCATGCAGAACGAATCTGTCTGTAGCGCCTGTCCTGATAACGTGGTTACCAGCAGCAACACTGCCGCCAGCACTTGATACGCTGTTCGCCAAAACCAAGGCGGTAGCGATCACGTTAAATGAGGTACGCTCCTGCTTAAGCAGAATTTCTTGGGCCATCCGAGTGAATGTTTTACTAACAACGTCAAGTCGCGCCTTACGGACATACTTGCGATCAAACGCAAGAGCACTGTCAAGATTGTAAGTCGTGAACTTAAGCTCGTTGTGAGCAGGGAACACTTGGTTGTATGGAAGCCCACCAGCTACCGTTTGAGAATAGACTTGAATGTAATCCTCGTCGGTGATATCGTGGAAAAGATCGAGTGGCAAAGAAGGGTTGTCATCCCACTGGTAAGTAAGGGTAGTAAACAAGTTGCTCACAGTAGGAGCATTGTTGATCACCTCATCTACCACGGGGCCGATAAGTTCGGCAACCGCTGCTTGAGCCTCATAAGCTTCCTCACGATTGTTGCTGCCCATTGCTTGCACAAGGGCAACCTGATCGTCGGTTCTTTTGATTGTAATTTTCATTTTCTTAAAAGGTGTTGAGATTAGCGACAGTCAAGTTTAAGGATTGCATAATTACCAGCGAAAGCATCTGTGCTAGACAGAGACTCGCGGTATCCAGTTCCGATGAACTTGCCAACTCCGTGCGCTTTGCGGATGTGGTGGTTAACTACGGTAGTAGTAACACCAGTAAGTGTTCCGTTCAAGCTTGGTTCAGCGACATCATTAAGTGCTGGAAGCACTCCATTAGTCAAGCCCCTTACATTAAGAGTGAAAACACCCTTAGTAGCAATTGGCACTGCCTCGCCTGAGACAACGCACTGAAGCTCTTCCCTTTTTTCAGGATAATACAGCAAATTCTCTCCATTTTCGTCCTTAGAACGAACATCGCGCAAAAGAATCCCGAGAGGATGAACAGCAGCACCAGTAGTGGTACATTTTGTCACCTTATAGGGAACCTGCGGATAAAGAGAAAGCGCGTTTCCTTGTTGTTCTACCCAAGAGTCGGAATCGCCCCTCGTGGTATACTCAACGGGTTGTTTGTCAAGGTCGCATTCGCTAACCTTAACCAAAGAACCCGCTTCGCCCGTAATCGTGTCTAGAGAATAAAAATTGATAACATCATTATCATCATATTGACGAAAGGGCAGTAAACGTGTAATTTCGTTAGCCATAATTTAATAAGTATAGTTTGTTAATTTGAAACTTCTACTGAGAAGTTCTCCTTCAGTCTTTCGACAAAAGAAATTGGTGTGCTGGCTTCAGCATTGTTGTTGGGTAGGGAAGCCTCTGCTTCGTCTCCACCTTCAACCTCAAGCTCTTCGCCTCCTTCATTTTCGCCGTCTTCCTCTCCTTCTTCCTCTTCGTCTTCCCCCTCTTCGACCCTTTTGGCGATAGCTTCTTGAATTCTTGCTTCAATTTCGGCCTCTTGAGCCTCAATATTTGCCTTTGCTTTGTGGCTAAAGACGATTGCAAGCTTTTCTTTGTATTCTGCGAAAGATTCTTCGCTAAAATCGAGTTCCTTAACTTCGGCAGTTATGAACCCAAGCTCTTTTTCATTAAAATCATACTCCGCATCAATGTTATTCATGCGTTCATTGAAAAGATCAACTGCGGCTTTTGCGGAAGCCTCACTCTTAAGTTTTTCCAGTTCTTCTTTCGTTTCTTTCAACGAGGCTTTGAGTTCAGCGATTTCTGCTTCACTTTTTTCTTTAGCTTCTTTTTCAAGAGAAACCTTGGATTTCCAAGATTCGCTGTGCTCTGTTAGTGCGTCTCGCATAATTTCACCGATGGTCTTAGCCTCCGAGTCTTTTCTGACGACGGAAGCTACACTTTCAGCCACCTTGGACATCAATTCGTTAAATTGTTCTTTTTCCATATTAAAAATAGTTTTAAATTTGTCTGAACTTACATTAATATTAGCATTTCGGGAAATTTTTTTATCTTTTTTATCCCCGTCAAACATTGCCGAAGGATAAACTCCCTTGACTCTTGCGGCTGGATTTGTAGTTAGCGCCGCGCCTAATGGAAACGTTTGCCCTACAATTAACCTATTAACAGGCACTCCATCTTCGTCTTCACCTTGTCCCCCCATGCCCTTTAAATACTTGGACATCTCATCTTTTTCTGCCTTTGAAACGATAGTTGATTCATTTAATTTTTGAGAGCCGCGAGCAATCTCGTAATCCCTAAACGCCACTTCCCAACTGGCAGAAATGCTTTGGTAAGAATCTTCGTCTTTGTCCGAGGATTCCATAATTGCTTCCGCAAGCTTGGGGTATACTTGTTTGTAAATTAAACCAGCAGCGGTTATATAAAATGGATTCTTTTTGTCTGCATAAGCCTCAATGTCATTATTTTGAAAATCAAATTCCTCTTCGGAAAAGGAGGCGTTAATAATATGCCCTACAATTTTATCCTTCTTGTGTTCAATATTGATAGGTTTGTTGATAAACCTCTTTACGGCAGCAATCGCTGTTTTACTATCAATTCCATCTCCATTTTTATTGAATTCATTAACGGTGGCTAAATTAAATACTACAGGCAAAACGTCAATGTTTTGCTTGGGATCAAAGTCAGGGGGAAGCAAAGATTTTGCTGTTTCCCAAATAGACCCCTTCGAAATTCCGAAAGCGTCAAATTCCTCTTGGTTAATTGGTTTAATTTTACCTATGAATTGGCAAACGTCATAGTTATCCATAGTTTCTATTACACCTGAATTTTAGTAGAATGATATAAAATTGCAGATGAAAGATCATCAAGTTGATGAGCAGCCCCAACCTCAAGCACTTTTTTGCTAATATCCAAGTCGGTAAGTGTGTCTAGATTATCTATAACTTCTGCCAAAGTTGCGTCCCAATCTTCTGTTTCTTTAGCTAAAATGATTGATTCACAAACCTGCGTTACAAGGTCTCCTTTTTGTTCGTCTAATTCATCCATACCGTATTTGACGGCAAAATCCCTTAAAGCTCTAAGCTCAAATTCATCGACTAGTTTGGTTGCTTCAACAATATTCTTTTTTGAAAATGTGTTGGAGTTAGAAACTCCGATTGGTCTGCCGCCTGAAGGAGAAATTATTTTTTGGGCGTCTTTGGGTTCTGGGTCTCCTCCACCCCCTTGTGGAGCTTCCTCCCCCTCTTCTTGATCGTAGAGGTTAATAGAATTAACAAGAGGCAAGTAATGACCCTTTTCTCTTTCATCTTTGAATTTGTCTTGAGCCGAGTCCATGTCTTTGGCTTCGGGAAAAGTACCAGTATGAACAACCTTCATTCCCTGCTCTGGGGTCAACACACCCAACTCCATCAAACGTGTCGCAAGTTTTGCGAGATTATCGTCGTCAAGTGTATCGCTCTTTGCAAACTTCACTTGTGGCCATGATCGAAGGCCAGCGGCCTTACACACCCTTGTTATCTCTGGGTTTAAAAATTCATTCAAGAAAAGATTTCTGGACTCTTCTAAACGCTGTAAAAAAACTTTCATCTTAATTTTTCCATCAGCATATTTGGAGTCACCAATTAGAATATTTTGCAAGCCCTCTTCGATATCTTTATTTAGAGTTTCGTATTTGGCAGGGCCAACAACCTTATTGATGTCAGGAATAACAAAATTAGCTTTAGTTGTATAGTCGGAAACAAGAACTCGACCAACGCTTTGGTTTCTAAAAATTTGCTGCATGGCAGCAAGGTTCTTGTGGTTAACTCCACCCTTATCGGGTTCATTGCCCATTGTCACAAGTAGAACCACGTTTTCAATAGAGCGGCTAATAGCTTGATCTATTTTCTTTAATTCAATCTTTCTATTGAGGT